CGGTGGGGTTGAGCTTGGGGGCGGCGGGCTGCGGTTCGGCCGCGAGCGCTGTGCCGAGCGGCGGCACGGGCGTTGCCGGCACAGGCCGGGCCGAAACCGGCTGGGCCGGGGTGGCGGGCCGGGCGGCCGCGGGCTCGTCGCTGCTCCGGCGCGAGGAAAATGCCGGCACGGGCGTCGCGGGCAAAGATGCGGCGGGCGCAGGGACGGCCGGGACCGGGGCCGCGTCGCGGATCGGGGCGGCGGCGGGCGCCTCGGGGCGCTCGGGGGTTCCGGGCGGCAGATCGGTTTCAGGCGCCGCGTCGAAGGGCTCGGGCGCGCTGTCGCGTGGCAGCGAGCGGCGCGGATTGGTGCGCGGCGGGGCGATGAAGGTCTCGGCCTCGTCGGGCGTCGGCGGGAAGGGGGCGAGCGCCGGCGGCGTCACGGCGGCGCTGTCGTCGCGCGGCTTGCGCGGCCGGCGGGCCGGCGCGGGCTTTTCGGCGGCGGGGGATTCGTCGGGCGTCTCGTCGGCCCAGGTGAACGGGTCGGCGGACGGGGCCGGCGCGATGGGGGCGGCCGTTTCCGGGGCCTTGGGCGCGGCGGTGGGCTCGTCCACCACGCGGGCGCTTTCGGGCAGCGGCATGGCGCGCGGCTTGCGCGGCACCGGCGAGCCATCGGGCACCAGCTTGTCGCCGGTGGCGATCAGCCGGGCGGCGGCGCGGGTGAGGCCGAAGAAGGGTTCGCCGGAAAAGGCACCGGTGTCGGGCCGGGCGACGAAGCTCACCGGGTTGAGCTTGAACTCGGCGGCGAAGCCCTCGGCCTCGTCCATCGTTTCGCGCGCCAGCACGGCGACGCGGGCGCGATCGCCCTCGGCCCGCCAGTCGAAGACCAGATCGCCCACCGCATAGGGGGTGAGCCCGTCGAGCGCGGCGCGGATCTGCACCTCGCGCGCGATGTCGTCGGGGCCGGGGGCCTCGAGCGTGGTGTAGAGAATCTGCGAATTCGGGATGATCAGCTTGGTGGTGAAGCCACCGCTTTCCAGCTCGGCGGCGGTGCGGCGCAGCGCGTCGAGCCGGGTCGACATGTCGGGATCGTCGAGGGCGACCTCGCCGACGAGCGTCCAGCCCCCCTTGCCGCGATGCAGAAGGCTGATGCCGTCATGGCTGAGATCGAGCGCGAAATTCGGTTTCATGAGTCAGGTAGTCAAACATCCCTTCCCCGCCCCCGGGCGAGGTCCGCCGAGACCCTATCGCAGGAAACCGGTCAAGGAAAGCGAAAGCGGGGCGGGTTTCGGCGCTTGGGCGGGTTCCCTCCGACGGACGGCTGCGGGCGCGGCAAGAGCCCGGAAAAACCGGCTTTTCCGCCGCCCCGGGCGCCTGGACGCGCCGGATCGGGCCGTGGGCGGAAGGTTCGAAAAAGGTAAATCGGCCGGGCGCAATCGGGGCGGGCAAATTTGACCGAAAGAACGCCCTTTGGTAGAAAACCGGCAAGCTGGAAGACCTGTGGAGGCGGCCCGGACGCAAGTCCGTGGCCGCTTTTTGCGTCTTACCCGCCCGAGGCAAGCACAAAGGAACTCCAAGTTTGAGAACCGGCAAGAACCAGGGACAGGAGGGCGCCGAGAGCGACATGCTGCGGCTGGCGATGGGCTATTTCGAACGCGTTCTGCGCGAGCTCGATGCCACGCTGGACGCGCTCGAGGCCCATGATGGCGCCGCTTCGGCGCAGGCAAAAGGCCAGGTGGTGGATGTCCGCAAGGCCATCCAGACCGTTTTTGAAGAAAGGCATCGTCTTGACAAAATCATCGACACTGGCGCGCGCGAGCGGCATGGGGGCGGGCTCGATCTCGACGCCGCCCGACTTGAGATCGGCCGCCGACTGGATCGCCTCCGGTCCGCCGGAGCGGCGGGCGGAATTCCTGGAGGGGCTGAGTGACGAGGCGCTGATGGCGCTGCCCTGGCTCTTCGAATTCTGGGCGCTGCCGCATCAATTGCCGCCGCAAGGCGACTGGAAAAGCTGGGTGATTCTCGGCGGGCGCGGCGCGGGCAAGACCCGCGCCGGCTCGGAATGGGTGCGCGCCCAGGTCGAGGGGGCGCGGCCCGAAGACCCGGGGCGGGCGCGCCGCGTCGCGCTGGTCGGCGAGACGCTCGACCAGGTGCGCGAGGTGATGATCTTTGGCGACAGCGGCATTCTCGCCTGTTCGCCGCCCGACCGGCGCCCGAGCTGGGAGGCGACCCGCCGCCGGCTGGTCTGGCCCAACGGCGCCGTGGCCCAGGCGTTTTCGGCGCATGAACCCGAGGCGCTGCGCGGCCCGCAATTCGACGCCGCCTGGGTCGACGAGCTCGCCAAGTGGAAAAAGGCGCGCGACACCTGGGACATGCTGCAATTCGGCCTGCGGCTGGGCGATCATCCGCGTCAGGTGATCACCACGACGCCGCGCAATGTCGCGGTGCTCAAGGAGATCATGGCGAACCCCTCGACGGTGAGCACGCATGCCGCAACCGAGGCCAATCGGGCCTGGCTCGCGCAATCCTTCCTCGAAGAGGTGCGGGCGCGCTACGAGGGCACGCGGCTGGGGCGGCAAGAGCTTGAAGGCGTGCTGATCGAGGATGCCGAGGGCGCGCTCTGGACCTCGGCGCAGCTCGAGGCTTTGCGGCTCGATCGCGCGCCCGAGCTCAACCGGGTGGTGGTGGCGATCGACCCGCCGGTGACTGGCCACAAGGGCTCGGACGAATGTGGCATCGTGGTGGTCGGCGCCGTGACCGAGGGGCCGCCGAGCAATTGGCGGGCGGTGGTGCTGGAGGATGCCAGCGTCTCGGCCGCCAAGCCCAGCGACTGGGCCCAGGCCGCGCTCGACGCGATGGCGCGCCACGGCGCCGAACGGCTGGTGGCCGAGGTCAATCAGGGCGGCGATCTGGTCGAGAGCGTGATCCGTCAGATCGACCCTCTGGTGCCGTTTCGCGCCGTGCGCGCGACCCGCGGCAAGGTCGCCCGGGCCGAGCCGGTGGCGGCGCTCTACGAGCAGGGCCGGATCAGCCATCTGCGGGGGCTGGGCGATCTCGAAGAGCAGATGTGCCGGATGACGGCGCATGGCTTCGAGGGCCAGGGCAGCCCCGACCGCGTCGACGCGCTGGTCTGGGCGATCCACGATCTGATCATCGGGCCCGGCCAGAGCTGGACCCGCCCGAGGGTGCGCACGCTGGGTTAAACCCTTTTTTAACCCCGCATGACAATCTGCCCCCAGTTCGGCGAGCGGCCCTGAGGCGACAGGCCCGGCCAGCCCCGACCCCGCGCGCCGGTGAGCTCCAAGGCTCCCGGCGCGCCCCGAGACAGAACGACGATCCGCGCGGCCCCGAGGGGTGGCGACGGGGAGGGTTTGCCCGGAGCCCCGGGGCCCGGCCGAAACACGAGGAGCGAAACGCATGGCGGTGTTTGACTTTCTGAAGCGCGGCGAGACCCCGGTCGAAGCGACCAAGGCCTCGGCCACCGGGCCGGTGATCGCCTGGGGCGGCTCGGGCCGCGTCGCCTGGAGCCCGCGCGACAGCGTGAGCCTGATGCGGGCGGGCTTCAGCGGCAATCCGGTGGGCTTTCGCGCCGTCAAGCTGATCGCCGAGGCCGCCGCCGCCCTGCCGCTGGTGCTGCAGGACGCCGAACGCCGCTACGAGGCGCATCCGGTGCTCGATCTGATCACCCGGCCCAATTCGGCGCAGGGCCGCGCCGAGCTTTTCGAGGCGCTCTATGGCCAGATCCTGCTGTCGGGCAACGGCTATGTCGAGGCGGTGGCGGCGGAGGCCGGCGTGCCGGCCGAGCTCCATGTGCTGCGCTCGGACCGGATGAGCCTGATCCCCGGCGCCGACGGCTGGCCGGTGGCCTATGATTACACGGTGGGCGCGCGCAAGCATCGTTTCGCCGTCGCCGAGGGCTTTTCGCCGATCTGCCATATCAAGAGCTTCCATCCGCAGGATGACCATTACGGGCTGAGCCCGATGCAGGCCGCCGCCACCGCCGTGGACGTGCATAATTCCGCCTCGGCCTGGTCGAAGGCGCTGCTCGACAACGCCGCGCGGCCCTCGGGCGCCATCGTCTACAAGGGCGTGGACGGCCAGGCGAGCCTCAGCCCCGACCAATACGACCGGCTGCTCTCGGAGATGGAGAGCTATCACGTCGGCGCGCGCAACGCCGGGCGGCCGATGCTGCTCGAGGGTGGGCTCGACTGGAAGCCGATGGGCTTCAGCCCCTCGGACATGGAATTCCAGAAGACCAAGGAGGCCGCCGCGCGCGAGATCGCCACCGCCTTCGGCGTGCCGCCGATGCTTTTGGGCATCCCGGGCGACGCGACCTATGCGAATTATCAGGAGGCCAACCGGGCCTTCTACCGGCTCACCGTGCTGCCGCTGGTGGCCAAGGTGACGGCGGCCGTCGGCCATTGGCTGTCGGGCTTTGCCGGCGAGGCGCTGGCGCTCAAGCCCGACCTCGATCAGGTGCCGGCGCTCGCCGTCGAGCGCGACCAGCAATGGGCCCGCGTCGCGGCGGCCGATTTCCTCACCCAGGACGAAAAGCGCGCCCTTCTGGGCCTGCCCAAGCTCACGGACGCGGGCTGAGCGCGCCAGATGTGAAGGATCAGAGATGAACGATTTCAAAGACATGGGGCTCGAGCACAAATTCGTCCGGCTGGGCGAGACCGAGGCGGTCGAGGACGGGCTGAAGATCGCGGGCTATGCCAGCTTCTTCGGCGAGGTCGATCGGGGCGGCGATATCGTCCAGCCCGGCGCCTATGGCGCGAGCCTGGCCGCGCTGGCGGCCAAGGGCGAGGCGGTCAAGATGCTCTGGCAGCACGACCCGGCGCAGCCGATCGGGGTCTGGGACGAGGTGCGCGAAGACGAGCGCGGGCTCCATGTCACCGGCCGGATCCTCGCCGATGTGGCGCGCGGCCGCGAGGCGGCGGCGCTGATCAACGCCGGGGCCATCGACGGGCTGTCGATCGGCTATCGCACCAAACGCGCCACCAAGGACGACAAGGGCCGGCGGCTCTTGACCGAGCTGGAGCTCTGGGAGGTGTCGCTTGTCACCTTTCCGATGCTGCCCAGTGCGCGGGTGGGCTCGAAGGGCGCGAGCCCCGACGAGACCTTTCTGCGTGACCTGGCGGAGGCCATCGAGGCCGCCCGCCACATGCTGGCCCGGAACTGAGCCAGCGATCTGAACCCTCTGGAACAGGAAAATCCATGAGCAAGACCGAGACCAAAGCTCAAGGCCGGACAGGCGCGCCTGCCGGCCTGTCTCCGGCCGAGGAGGTGAAGACCGCCCTGGCCGGTTTCATGAACGATATCAAATCGTTTCACGACGATGTTTCCACCCGTATGCAACAACAGGAAGAGCGACTGACCATGCTGGATCGCAAATCTCTCACCACCTCCCGCCCGGTGCTCGCGGTCGAAGCCGACCTCGGCGCGCCGCATCAGAAGGCCTTCGAGGCCTATCTCCGGTCCGGCGACGATGACGGCCTGCGCGGGCTCGCGCTCGAAGGCAAGGCGATGTCCACCGCCGTCGCCGCCGATGGCGGCTATCTGGTCGACCCGCAGACCGCGGCGACCATCCAGTCGGTGCTGCGCTCGAACGCCTCGATCCGCGCCATCGCCAATGTGGTCCATGTCGAGGCCACCTCGTATGACGTGCTGATCGACCATGGCGATCTCGGCTCGGGCTGGGCGACGGAAACCGCCGCCGCGACCGAGACCGCGACCCCGACCATCGAGCGGATCACCATCCCGCTGCACGAGCTCTCGGCCCTGCCGAAGGCGAGCCAGCGCCTGCTCGACGACAGCGCCTTCGACATCGAGACCTGGCTCGCCGGCCGGATCGCCGACAAGTTCTCGCGTGCCGAGGCGGCGGCGTTCGTCTCGGGTGACGGGGTGGACAAGCCGACCGGCTTCCTGACCCACAGCGTCGTCGCCAACGACAGCTGGGCCTGGGGCGCGCTGGGCTATATCGCCACCGGCACCTCGGGCGATTTCGACGCGGTGAACCCGGCCGACGCGCTGTTCGATCTGGTCTACGGGCTCGACGCCGAATATCGCGCCGGCGCCACCTTCGTGATGAATTCGAAGACGGCGGGCGCGGTGCGCAAGATGAAGGATGCCGACGGCCGCTTCCTGTGGTCGGACGGGCTTGCCGCCGATACCCCGGCGCGGCTGATCGGCTATCCGGTGCTGATCGTCGAGGACATGCCGGACATGGGCGCGGGCACCACCCCGATCGCCTTCGGCGATTTCGCCGCCGGCTATACCGTCGCCGAACGCCCCGACGTGCGCATCCTGCGCGACCCGTTCTCGGCCAAGCCGCATGTGCTGTTCTACGCCTCCAAGCGCGTCGGCGGCGATGTCAGCGATTTCGCCGCGATCAAGCTTCTGAAGCTCTCGGTGTCGTAATCGCCGGATCCGCGCCCGGCTCAGGCGGGGCGCGGATGTCGGGCGCGTGCCGTCTCCCGCGTTGTCAATGCTCCCCCTCCGTCCGAGCAACGCGCCGGCACGCGCCCCTTCCCGACAGGACGAGAGGGGCCCGAATTTCGGAGAAGATCCATGATGTTAGTCGAGCAGACCACAGTGCCGGGCGCGGCCCTGCCGGTCGCGGAATTCAAGGACCACCTGCGGCTGGGCACCGGGTTTGCCGATGACGGAGTGCAGGACAGCGTGCTGCAAGCCTATCTGCGCGCCGCGATCTCCGCGATCGAAGCGCGCACCGGCAAGGCATTGATCAGCCGCGACTTCGCCTGGACGATCAATGCCTGGCGCGATTTCGGGGCTCAGGCGCTGCCGATCGCGCCGGTGAGCGCGATCACCGGGCTGACCATCGTCGACCGCGCCGGCGGCCAGGAACTGATCGACCCGGCGCGCTATCTTCTGGAACAGGACATGCACCGGCCGCGCCTGGTCGCGAGCGCGCTCGTGCTGCCGACGATCCCGGTGGGCGGCCATGCGATCATCGCCTTCACGGCGGGCTTCGGCGCGGCCTGGGGCGACGTGCCCGCCGATCTCGGCCAGGCGGTGATGATCCTCGCCGCGCATTTCTATGACAACCGGGGCGCGGCCTCGGGCGGCGAGGCCGAGATGCCCCAGGCGGTGGCGATGCTGGTCGCCCGCTGGCGGGTGACGCGGCTCTTTGGCGGAGGTGCGTCGTGACCCTGCCGATCCTCAATCGCAAGCTGATTCTGGAGGCGCCCGAGCGGCTGGCCGACGGCGCCGGGGGCTATAGTGTGACCTGGGTCGCGCTGGGCGAGCTCTGGGCCGAGATCAAGCCGGGCACCGGGCGCGAACGCGCGGCCGAGGTGATGACGGTCTCGACGATCCCGTTTCGCATCACCGTGCGCGCCGCCCCCGAAGGCGCCGCGCGCCGCCCGACGCCCGACCAGCGGTTTCGCGCCGGCAACCGGATCTTTCGCATCCTCGCCGTCACCGAGAGCGACGCGAGCGCGCGGTTTCTCGTCTGTTTCGCCCAAGAGGAGGTGAGCCAATGAGCTATGGCGTGGCGGTGGCCCTGCAACAGGCGATCTATCAGCACCTGCGCGACGACGCGGCGCTGACGGCGCTGGTGGGCGATGCGGTCTATGACGCGGTGCCGCCCGGCATCGTCGCCGGCACCTATGTGAGCCTCGGCCCCGAAGACGTGCGCGAGGCCTCCGACAAGACCGGGCATGGCGCGCTGCACGAGATCACGGTGAGCGTGGTGACCGACGCGGCGGGCTTTACCCAGGCCAAGGCGGTGGCCACGGCCGTGTCCGACGCGCTGGTCGACGCGACGCTGGTGCTCGCGCGCGGCCAGCTCGTCTATCTCAATTTCTTCCGGGCCCGGGCGCGGCGGGTGCAGGACGCCGACGTGCGGCGCATCGACCTGCGGTTCCGCGCCCGGGTGCAGGACAGCTGACCTTTTTCACAACGGAGACACAGCCATGGTTGCCCAAAACGGCAAGGACCTTCTGCTCAAGCTCGACATGGACAATACGGGCCTGTTCGAGACCATCGCGGGGCTGCGCGCCACGCGGATCAGCTTCAACGCCGAAAGCGTCGATGTCACCAGCCTGGAGAGCCAGGGCGGCTGGCGCGAGCTGCTGCATGGCGCGGGCGTCAAGAGCGCGTCGATCTCGGGCTCGGGCATCTTCAAGGACGAGGCCACCGACGAGCGCGCGCGGCAGATCTTCTTTGACGGCGAAGTGCCGGATTTTCAGGTGATCGTGCCGGATTTCGGCATCATTCAGGGGCCCTTCCTGATCACCTCGATCGAATATGCCGGCAGCCACAATGGCGAGGCGAGCTATGACCTCTCCCTCGCCTCGGCGGGCGCGCTGAGCTTCACGGCGCTCTGATCATGGCCAACCCCTGGACGGGCGAGGTGGAGCTGATCCTCGACGGCGAGGCGCATGGGCTCAAGCTCACGCTGGGGGCGCTCGCCGAACTCGAGGAGAGCCTCGGGGCGGGGAGCCTGGTCGAGCTGGTGCAGCGCTTCGAGAGCGGGGCGTTCAGCAGCCGCGACGTGCTGGCGTTGATCGTCGCCGGGCTCCGGGGCGGTGGCTGGCGCGGCCGCGCGGCCGATCTGATCTCGGCCGAGATTGCCGGCGGCCCGGTCGAGGCGGCGCGCGTTGCCGGCCAGTTGCTGGCGCGCGCCTTCAGCCTGCCGGCGCCGGAGGCCGGGCGGTGAGGTTCGACTGGCCGGGGCTGATGCGGCTGGGCCTGCGGGGCCTGGGGCTGAGGCCGCACGAATTCTGGGCCCTCACCCCGGCCGAACTCATGCTGATGCTGGGGCGCGACGGCGCCTCGGCGCCGCTCGACCGGGCCCGGCTCGAAGCTCTGGCCCAGGCTTTCCCCGACCATCTGTCGGAACAGAAAACGGAGTGAAATCATGGCGGAACTCGATGGGATCGAAGGCTTTGACGATCAGGTCGCGGCGCTCGAAGGCTCGCTTCAGGGCGCCTCGACCATGGCCGCGAGCTTTTCGGTCGAGCTCGACCGGATGGGCGCGACGATCGACGTGCTGTCGACGGATGTCGGTGCGCTTTCGGGCGGGATCAGCCGCGGCCTGCGCCGGGCGATCGACGATCTGGTCTTCGATTCCGGCTCGCTGGCGGATGCGCTGAAGACCGTGAGCCAGGCGATGATCGACACCGCCTATGACGCGGCGATCGACCCGGTGACCAACCATGTCGGCGGGCTGCTCGCGGGGGCGCTGGGCGATGCGATGAACATGTTCCTGCCGTTTGCCAATGGGGCGCCGTTCAGCCAGGGCCGGGTGATGCCTTTCGCGCGCGGCGGCGTGGTGACCTCGGCCACCACCTTCCCGATGAGCGGCGGCACCGGGCTCATGGGCGAGGCCGGGCCCGAGGCGATCATGCCGCTGCGGCGCGGGTCCAACGGCAAGCTTGGCGTCAGCGTCGAAGGCTCTTCGCGGCCGGTCAATGTGACGATGAACATCAGCACCCCGGACGCCGAAAGCTTCCGCCGCTCGCAGGGCCAGATCGCGGCCCAGGTCAATCGCGCGCTCGCCCGCGGCAAGCGCTATAGCTGAGGAGGCGCAGATGAATTTCCACGAGGTCCGGTTTCCGCCCAATCTGAGCTTCGGCTCGATCGGCGGCCCCGAGCGGCGCACCGAAGTGGTGACGCTCGCCAACGGCTATGAAGAGCGCAACACGCCCTGGGCCCATTCGCGCCGGCGCTATGACGCGGGGCTGGGGATGCGCAGCCTCGACGATATCGAGACGCTGATCGCGTTTTTCGAGGCGCGGCGCGGCCAGCTCTACGGCTTTCGCTGGAAGGATTGGTCGGATTACAAATCCTGCCTGCCCTCGGTCGCCGGCGATTACCGCGACCAGCTGATCGCCTGGGGCGACGGGCATACGGTGGAATTCCAGCTGACCAAGCTCTATCGCTCGGGCGATTTCACCTATCTGCGGCCGATCCAGAAACCGGTGGCGGGCTCGGTCAAGATCGGGCTGCAGGGCGACGAACTGATCGAGACGGTGGATTACACCGTCGACACGGCGACCGGCATCGTCACCTTTCTCGACGCGCCGGCCGAGGGGGCCGACGTGACGGCGGCTTTCGAATTCGACGTGCCGGTGCGCTTCGACACCGACCGGATCGCCACCTCGGTGGCCTCGTTCCAGGCTGGCGAGGCGCCGAGCGTGCCGGTGGTGGAGGTGCGGGTCTGATGGCGCTGTCCGAGGCTCTGGCCGCCCATCTCGCCGGCGGCATCACCACGCTCGCGCGCTGCTGGGCGCTGACGAGGCGCGACGGTCTCGTGCTGGGCTTCACCGACCACGACCGCGACATCACTTTCGGCGGCGTGATCTTTCGCGCCGACACCGGGCTGACCGCTCAGGCGCTGACCCAGACCACCGGCCTGTCGATCGACAATACCGAGGCGCTGGGCGCGCTTTCGGCCGCCGCCGTCACCGAGGCCGACATCCGTGCCGGGCGCTATGACGGCGCCGAGGTCCGGGCCTGGCTGGTCAATTGGGCCGAACCCGACCAGCGCCTGCTGCAATTTCGCGGCCATCTGGGCGAGATCACCCGGGTCGCCGGCGCCTTTCGCGCCGAGCTGGTGGGGCTGTCGGAAAGCCTCAACCAGGTGCAGGGCCGGGTGTTTCAGAAAGTCTGTTCGGCGGTGGTGGGGGATGCGCGCTGCAAGGTGGATCTGAGCGGGCCCGCCTATCTGGGCGTCGGTGTGCTGCAAACCACCGAGGACCAGAAGGTCTTTACCCTCACCGGGCTTCAGGGCTTTGCCGATCGCTGGTTCGAGCGCGGTATCCTGACGGTCGAGACCGGCGTCGCGGCGGGGCTTTCCGGGCTGATCAAGAACGACCGCGCCGGGGCGGCAGTGCGCCAGATCGAGCTTTGGGAATCGCTGCGCGCCGAGATCGCGCCC